TTGACCATTACGGATTGTGTTAGCAGATGCTGCTTCACCAACAAAGTCCATAGCTGTATATCGGTCTAGACCCATTAAAGTGTTTCTAGCTGAAGGAGGTACTAAAAAGAACCTTCCTGAAGTAGGAACATCTTGGTCATCTAGTTTCTGAATAACATTTCTAATTGCAATGTCAGTTAACGCTCCTGCGTTTGTACCATCATACAAATCGGAACCATCAGTACCAGTATAACCTGCGTCATAATCAGCAGTACCATCACCACCGTTCATTACTCGACCTAATTGAACCATGTCAGTATCCACTTGTTTTGCAAGTGCATAACCAGCATCGTCTGTATAGAATCTACGCATTGAAGCTAGTGCTTGTACTTCTGTAATATCCTCAATGAAACGAGAATATTCATAGTGTTTGTCGATGTTAACTTTTACTTCTGTTTCTGTATCAGCAATCAATGTTACTGGTGCTTCAGATGCTTTCACTGAAGCGTTGCCTCTTGTTGGTTTAGGGATATGGATTACATCTCCTTTTTTACCTTTGAAAGACATTTTTTTGAATACATTAGCCGCTACTAAATTACTTTTATACGCTGCGATGACCTCGTCGGACCAAATCTCAGGTATAAAAACGGCTGCGGTCGTATTCGTGACCTGGGGGGTTGGATATGCCATTTTAATTTCCTCTCTATATTGTTTTTAAATGACTCGCCCTTCTTGATACGCTAACATTATCTCATCAGATAATGCATCGTATTTTTCTGGGTCTGTCTGCATAAGTTTAATAATATCGCTTCTTCGATATTTCTTTTTAGAAACAGGTTCGTTATTTCCTTTACTTCCAATACTAGCTGCTTTGAGTTGATTATCTTTATCTATTTTACTAGTTTCTGCAACCTTAGCTACTCGTTCTTTTTTATCAGACCAGTTACCAAGTAATTCTTTTGCAGCATCATAATCAAAATCAACTTCAGCTCTATTGTATAGTTCAGAGCGAACTCTAGAGCCTTTAATCCATTCAGCGAAATCAGGGTCTTGAACAGTCTTCTCTAAATCAGGATACTCAGCATTCAGTCTAGTTAATGTAGCAGTACGCTTCATATCTTTAGCTGCCTTCTGTGCTTCCTGTATAGCAGGATGACTATCAATTCTCTTATCTACATTCTGAGCTGGATTCTCATAAAACTCTTCTGTTGATACAGGTGCTTCTGTAGTCTGTGATGCTTTCGATGTTTGTGTAGAAATGAAATCATCAACTACCTTTCTAAGTTCACCCACTTCAGAGCCTTGTTTACCAATAAGCTTTTCAGCTTGTTGATGCATTTCTGCAATCTCTTTAGCAGACTTACCTTTATACTTCTCAGGTAATCCATCATCTTCCGTAGCTTCTTTTTCCTCAACTACTTCTTCCGTTACAGTTTCTTCTTTAACAGGTGTTAGCTCTTTTTCAAGTTTAGCCTCTGGTAAATCAGTTTCTACTGCGACATCTGCTGCTGGAACTTCTACTACTTCTTCTACTTCATCTATTATATCAGCCATATTATTTCTCCTGTGCATTTAAGCATTATAGGGAGATAACTAAGGAGACTAACCCTTATTTACCTCTGGTTAAAGTTATTGTCCATGTTGTTTATTCAGAGCATGGTGCTTCTTCGCCCATTTTGCGTGAGCATCGGGGAAGTCGCCAGATACACCTTCTAACTTTATGGTAGGAGTACTAATAAGTTTCTTAGACTCTTTACCACAAGTTGGGCAATCTGTTGTTGTAGTGTATTCAATGATTTTATCAAATACTCCACAATCCTTACATTCAAAATCAAACAGAATCTTCATTTTCCAAATCCTTGTGTGCTTGTTCTGAAACATCCTTTAGATTGATTAACCAGTTCATGATTCTTAATTCACCTTTACGAGCAAATAAAGTTTTCTCATCCTGTATATCTTCAATCTTAATACTATTTCTAATCTTTTCTACATCTTCTACTAAATCTTTCCATCCTTTAGTAGTAAACATTGTAAATCTTGCTTCATAGTACTCTTGTAATTCTTTGTTCATTATATCTACCTTATCTATTAGCTACATACATTGTAACTTCAAAACCAAATCTCATTTCTGTTGCTTCTGGTTTAGTCCATTTCATATTTATTCTCCTAAGTTTAAGTTAAAAGAACAAGTTCAGATGAGAGCTATGCAAGTCATCTTTGATGTTACCATGCTAAGCCTGTTTAAGTTTTACTTTATCAACAGGTTTCTGTTTCATTTGCATTCTTACAATTTCTCTATTATCAATCATATCTGCTTTCTTAATGTTCAAAGCTTCTTGTTTAAGCATAAGTTCTGCTACTTCTTTTCTACGCTTAAATTCCATTTCAGCTTCATCTGCTTCACTAGGTAAGTTATTAGCTAATGATGTCATAAGTTTAGCTTGTACTTCCTTAGGCAACATCTGAGCTTCAACTTGAGCTTTTTGAGCTTGAGCCATGTTCTCTTGTGCTTCAGCTTGATTAAGTCCAATCTCTGCTTGTGCTTGACCCATTTGAATCTGTGATACTTGAGCTGCTTGTTGTTTCTGAGCTTCCATACCTTGTTGTAATGTTTCAATCATTTGAGCTCTATTTTCCATACTAGAGTTCTCAATAATACCTTCTAGTAATATTGGAACTACAGGACTATTTGGTCCTAATGTTTTCAATAGATTTAAGTATTGTAACTGTTCTACTTCTTTAGCTAGATTACCTAAAGATGAATTAGCTACAAACTTGTAATCTGCAACAGGGAACTCTTCAGGTGAGAACTGCATAAATCTATGTGCTACTTTAGTAATGAAAGGAACCAAGAAGTTATCTTGGAAGTTCACTAATGTTCTCTTATTCTTCTTCAAGACTGTAGCTAATGCTACTGATAAATCTCCACCTTGTGCAGCTTTAACATCATCTTGTGTACTCATTGTATTAGTAGCTTGTAATAACATTTTTTGGAACATTGCTGCTGTTTCTAAATTACTTGCATCTGTAGTTCCAAACTGGAATGGTTGTAATACTTCTCTAGGGTCTCCATTAGTTAGAATAGTTTTGCCTGGTCTAACTTCAAACTTAGCTCCTCTAGGAAGTCTTGTTGCATCCATGCCCATCATTGGTGCAGTAGTTAAAGCTAATGAATCTAAATGAGCTCTAAGCTGTGCATCAATAGCTCTTTGCATATTGTAACCTTTCTCTGCAATACCTCTACCCCAGAATCTCTTAGGTACAGTATCATCTTGATATGCTACAATAGGTCTATCTTTTAACATGTATGGATTAGCTTCAGCTTTCAATAATATGTTATCATTACCTATAACAACAATAGCTTCTACTAATTCACCATATTCTTCTAAAATATTAGAAGTTCCTTCATATACTTCACCAGTTTCTGGATTATCAAGTAATTTCTGAGGAACTAGCCCATAATACCTTACAATCTTAACTTTATCTTGGTCATAGTCTTCATCTATCCAAGATTCTTCAATATCACTTTCAGCTGGAGCTACACCACCTAAGTCTGCTTTAAGATAGACTCCATCTTCCATATTCTTAGCTACTAAGTGTGCAGATACAAATTCTTCGACTGCACAACCCATTGCATCTTTAATACCATTAGCATTAGGGTCAATAAGGAAGTTCTGAGGACTAATAGGGTTTAAATATACTCTAACCTTGTCTTTAGACTTTGTCCCGACCGCCACAGAATCTACTTCTTCCATAACTTCTGTTGCAGGTACATAATCTTTTGTCTGTTCTACAACTACTTCACCAATTCCTGTTCCATATATTGATGCTAATAGTATAACTTCTCCAACTGCTGACCTTAATCCTGTTTGTTTAAAACATTGCTTCATATAAGATTGCATATAATCAATATCTTTAGCATCCCTATCCATGAAGTCATCATCAATAGTGAATAAGTCATCTCCATTACCAAATACACCTTCTTCAATCTCTGATGCATGATTTTCAATAGCTTCCTGTAATACAGGAGATACTATACGACTTCTTTCTGATTCTCTAAGTCTATCCTCAGCTCTCCATACACCTCTCCAGAGTGCTTCATATTCCATCCAGTTATCTAGATAGTTTTCATCCCTAGAATCTCTCCAGTCTTCTATATGCCCTTGCAACCATGTAACAAGTTTATTTGCTGGTTGTTGCTGTGGGTTATTCGTTTGGTAATCTGCCATTCTGTCTCCTAGTAACCTGACACTACATCAAGTGATTGGTATTCTTCTTCTATATCAGTATCAAATACTACCTCTGTCTGTGCAATCTGTTGTATGTATGCTAAACTATCAACCAAGTCATCATGCATCTGTGCATTAGGGAAGTTTACTAATTGGTCTACAAATTCTTTGTTCCAATCTCCTCTTTGCAATATTATCTGTCTATTCTCAAATATACCTTGTAAAGACCAAATAATTCTTTCTGATTTCTTTCTATTACCATGATTTAAGTCTTCTATCCTAAAGTACATGTTATTCTGTTTCATTAAATCATTTAAATAAGGTGCTGCTGCATTTTTAAGTGAACCTTTCTCAATTCCTATCTTAGATGGCATATAATCTCTTACTGCATTAAAGATTTCACTACATGTTTCTTTAATATCCCATCTACCATGCCTTATTTCACTTACCCACCAACCATCTTGGTGTACTTTGACTATGGAAATAGAAGTCTCATCCAGTTTACGATTCTTGTTACCTGCCGTTTTATCCACTCCCACGAATCCTGCCAAATCGACTGCAATGTAGTACTTACCATCTTGAGGTTCTTCATCTTCATCTCCGTATTCTATCCATTCTTCTTTAAATATGTCCCTAGAAGCTGCTTCAAAACTTGCTAAGAACTCTTGTCTAAATGCAAAACTACTCATAGACTTCTTAGCAGCTTCAATCTCTGATTCAGGTATTAATGGGTTATCATAACTACTATAATGAAATGATGCCCAATCTTTATCTTCATCTTTCTCTGCATATTCCCATAAATCGTGAAAATGGTTACGACCTTTTGGTGTTCCTATGAACAATGCTTTACCTTGTACATCTGCTAATGCTGGTCTTAGAATCTGTTCCCATACATTAGGCTTAATATCTGCGTATTCATCAATTACTAAGAAGGATAAACCTACTCCACGAAGTGTATCTGGTCTATCTGCTCCTTTTAAGTATATCTTCCGACCGTTGACTAGTGTTAATACACTAGTATTCTCATGTGCAGCTGATATAACATCTTTACCTAAGTCTTTTAACACTCCCCACATAATATCTTTTGCTTGTTGGAATGTTGGTGCTACATAAAATACATCTTTACTATTACTTTGTAGTGCTTCTATTAGTAATAACCAAGCAGCTAACCTAGATTTACCAAACCTACGACCAGCAGCAACAATTCTAAATCTGTGTGGGTCGTCAAATACTTCTCGTTGCTTGTCATGCAACTTTACCTGTAACTGTGTCATTATTACCTACCAAACTTAGCTAAGTAGTCTCTTAATGTTGTTCCATAATCATCTGATGGATTATATTCTCCATCACTTTCTAAGAATTTCTTTAATCCTGTCTTTCCACCAAGATGAGCTACAGCAACTAAACCATCTAATGTTACTTCTACTCCTAGTATCTTTTGCCCAACCCAGGAATCTAATCCTTCTTTAGACATATACTTCTTAATATCATCAACATGCCAATCAAATACTTTATCTTGTAATTCTTTATTACCTAAGAACTCTTCTTTACTAAAAGCTGAACCAGTAGCTTCCCTATAGTCTTTTAATCTTGCATCTCCAAACTGATAAGCTCCCATATAACCTTTAGTATTTACAGATTCATAATCTCCTGAACTTTCTGATTTCTTCATCTTACTTGTAAATCCAGGTAAAGGGTCTAGGTTATCAATCCAGTTTAAAGCTTTATCCCAGTCTTTCTTTATTCCTGGAATTACTACATCTTTTACATTATCTACTACTTGTCCAGCATCATCTACTAATCCCGGGATAGTTTCCTCTATCATAGTTACAAAGTTAGGGTCTAATCTATCTTTATTTTCATTCCAAGTCTTCTTACCACCTTCTATTACTTTATTACCTAGTTCTTTAGCTGCTGGTGCATTATCTATTACATATTGCTCACCTTCTTTATATGCTTTTCTAGCTTCTTCATTTTTACCACCTTGAGCCCAGTCTCTAGCTCTATAGAGTTCCATTAATCTATTTCTTTCTCTAGTAAGTTCCTCTACTCTTGCATCTCTAGCTTCTCTTTCACCTGGTTTCATCTTAGTGAAATAACCATACTTGGTGTTTTCTATTTGTTTCTGTATAGCTTGAATAGCTAACATAGACTGTTTCTTTCTGTATTCATCTTCTGTTAAATCATCTGGTGCAGCAAATCTATCAAAGTCTGATTGTGCTCTATCTGGGTCTTTGTTTCTATTTGCATTCTTTTCTTCGTAGTCGATAGCATCTTGTTCAATAGTATCTAAATTAAATTCTTTACCAAAAATAGGCTCTTCTCCAGCATATGCCTGAGTTTGAGGTTGAGATGGTCCCATGAACTCATCCATAGTAGCTGGTTCTCCTGCCCATTGTTCATTTTCGTCAGGGAACTTATACCATTGGTCTGGTTGTTGTCCATTATCTATAGCTATCTGTTC